CTTGGTGAGTCGGTTGTGATGGCATTGGTTCCGTCTGAACTCAAAGCACGTCCTGTTACCGTTACACCTGCAGCATCAATCTCTACTACAGTAGATGAAGTATCTTGTATTTTGATACTACCTACGCTACTCAAATTGTCTATGATGCTATCTGTACCGTCGTGATAAATTTCTAGGTCGGTTCCTGCGCCAAGTTGAATTTTATCACTATCTCCACCTACAAAACCGTCGGATGTAACAGATCCTGTAATGCTGATATTGCCTGTACCAGTAATATCGTTGCTGTTAAGATCAAGACCGCCGCCAAGCTGTGGCGTAGTATCGCTAACAACATCGCTAAGATAGGATAACCCACTAGTAATATCATCGTTAAATCCTGAAAGATTAATGTTTGCTTTTGTCAGCTTTCTTTGATCACCAAGTGAATCTACTACAACAAAGAAATCACCGTCTGTATCGTTTACTGATGTGGTTAATTCATCTAGGTCGAGAGAAAGTGTGTGCCCAATATTTTCACCGGATGTAGCACCTGTAGATGCTAAACCTGTTCCGGCTGTGATATCAGATACGTAGTCGCCCGTTGTATCCGTACCCAAAGCAACTGAGTTGGCTTGAATTGTAGCTGTGCCTGTTACGTTGCCTGAACCGTCAAATGAGGCAGATGTCCATACCACATCGCCTGTCATTCCAATTGTGCGTCCTGTTGCAAGGGTGGTAGCCGTATCGGCGTTACCAGTTACGTTACCCGTGACGTTACCAGTAACATTACCTGTTACGTTGCCAGTTACGTTACCTGTGAGGGCAGCTGTTACTGTCCCTGCAGAAAAGTTTCCGCTTGCATCACGATATACAATGGTACTTGCGGTGTTGGCGTCGGTTGCATTAGATGATACAGTAAACGTAGCACCTTCAGCATTTGCTGATCCGCTGATACCATTACCTGATGTAGCAGCCTGTTCGACGTAAGAACCTGTTGTTTTGGTTCCCAGCGCAACAGAGTTTGCTGCAACCTGTGTCGCCGTAACAGAATTAGCCGCCAAACCACTAGATGTGATAAGAGGTCCCTCTCCTGTTGTTCCATCGTGACTGTGACCTGTGGAAGCATTGAACGCAGCTACAATTGCGTCAAATTCACCATCCAAGTCAGCAGCATTAATAACGTTACCGTCCGCAATGTTGTTTGGGGTATCGTTACGAGTATATCCTGTACCCATATCTATTATCTCCTTCCATAGAGTCCGTATTGTATGGACGCGGAATCTATGGTAAATGTCGAGTCGGTTGTTTGACCTAATGTTTCGTATAGGATTGATACGGTAAATCCTGAACCCGTTACTGGCTCATCATAAATGTATCGGGCTTTGTTGCCGTACGAAGATGTGCCATATACACCTGCACCATAAACAACGGAACTTGCACTTGCGTTGTTTAGGGTAACTGGTAGTGGTTGCACCGAACCTGTCTGGTCGAAGTCGTATTTAATTGACATCTGCAGTTCAAATGCACCGTCTGCATCGATGTAACTTGTGTTACGGAATACTGTCTTTCTCAAGTTAGGATCTTGGAGCGGAACGTACGGGGTTGCAAATGTTGCTGTGATGTTCGTTCCATCGAAAGTATTACCTTGTTCCATCCGATACACGTAATCTAATTCGTTTGCAAAGTATATATATTCTGCGTTTCCATCATATTCACTAAAGGTACTGTATGCCTTTATACCGCGAATATCATTCCAAGAGATACCTTCTTGTAGTTGCGTCCCAGCAATCGACTTTGCTCCCGAAGTCTGGTAAGTCGCGTTGTACCCAAAGATACGATACTGGCTTTTTTCTCTGATAACTACGCTGCTAAAAGAAGAACTGCTAGATATAAGATCTAACATTTCTGTTTGGATAGGCTTCGATATTACTCCTAGTGCAAAGTCACCCACACGATCCGTAGCTGAAAAAGTACGCAAACCGTCTGGGCCTAAAAATATAATGTCACCGCCAATTTCCTGAATTGTATCCGCTGCGACACACCCTAAGTCTCTTGATACGGGCTGAAGGGTGAAGTCTGCAACACTGCTACCAACTAACCTGTTTATCTTATTTTCACTAAAGATAATTAGTTGTTCACGAAATACAATTAAGCCAGTTATATTATCAGCTACGTTTATTATACCACCACCAGACGCACTTGTAAAGTCTGTATCGCTATATGGTGCAGAAAAAATAAGATTTTTACCATTTCCAAGAAAAATATGATTCTTAAAATTGACTATGTGCGTACATCCTAGCGTATCGTTAGGCAGTCCGGTTTCTTCTTGAAATACAAGATTGTTGAAGGTAAACGGCTTATTTCCAGAGTCCCCGTCCACAATCATAAGTTTTTCAGTGCCACCAAAATCGTACTTTAAAAATCTTACTTTACTAGATCCAGAACCTATGTTGACGCCCGTACTACTAAATGTAGCGTTGTCAGTTATTTCAGTCCAACCTGTACCAGCAGATCTGAATATACCATCTCCCCGTGCAGCGTACACATTTCCGCCGTACCTTTGTAATCCTCTTATAACCCCGGAGTTTGGTACAGGATCACTGTCGTGCTTTTCAAATCCTTCGATTCTACGATACCCACCAAAAACCGACGGTTCAAAGTTTCTTAGTATTCGTGCACTTCCGGGTGCTGTAATACCATGCTGCAGTTGAGACAGATTGGTTATCAGGCCACCCTTCAGTTCGAATATGTTGGTATTCCAACGATCTGGCATCTAAACCGCCCTTGCGTAAATATTCTCGTTTACGTTTTGTACACGCATACGCTTCATACCGTCTTCAAACTTACGAAATGATAGCTGTGCAGATTCTAGGTTGTCGCGGAACATGTATGCGTAATACATTCCGCCATCTACAATTACATGTCGGTAACGGAAAGGGATGGTAGGTACGTCAGTGTCGTTTACCAAATCTGCAGGATACATATAATATTCATACTTTACGGAATATGCTGCATCTGGAATAGGTGCAAAAATGATGTCGGTATCTTGTGCACGAACAACGTATTCTGGTGCACTGCCTTGTGATGCTGCTTTGTATTCATCGTCGATATATCTAGAGACGTATTCATCGTAAGAAAGCTGACTTAGTTTACGTGCATTTTCAACGAGGGGTGTTGTACTACGTTCCAAGCGCACTGTATCAAAATCCACATACTTTGCGTTAGTTGGCAAAGGATACCGCATCTGACCTGCTGTCATAGTTATCGTATCATAGTTATGATTGAAAGGCCAAGCAAAATGAGACTGGTTAACATCACGAATTGCAGCGTTTACAGAGTCCTTTAACTGTCCGTATACACCAGTAGCAGTAGAAAAGTTTGCCGATGTCAGTTCTGTTTCGTTCAACCGACGGGCAATATCATTCGTTAGTCCCAAGAAATCGTATGCCATTTAATTTTTCTCCACTACGCGAAGCCGTGCTTCCTGTTCGAACACAGTCGAGATGCTGGTAGTCATACGGCAGATAATGTTGTATTCCTGAAAGTTGGTTCCCAAGCCTAAGTACAAAGTAGCTACCGTGTCGGTGTTTGTGTTTGTTACGTGTTGCAAACCGTTTACAATATCACCTTGATTGAAAGTGATCCATCCGCTAGTTGCATCGTAGATCTTCCAAGCGACACTGCTAATAGTGTGTGTTTCTAAAATGTTGGTCCAGTCGATAGAATAATCTACCTGATCATCTGGATCTTTATCTTGCCACTTGATAGACATTGTTATGCAACCCTTCTTGCTTGTGATGGGGTTAGTATGAATGTTCGAACTTTACTATATCCAAGTACAGGAATGACTAAGGTTATGCCTGTATACGTTCCTGCCCCGATAGATCCTGTCATACCAACAGATGTAACACGGTGTGTATTTGAGAAGGTAAGGCTACCAATTGAACCTGTAGCACTGACGCTAATCAAACCTTCATCTGGATTTTCAAATACGGTATTAACAGAGCCTGTTGCAGATACACCGACAAGGATGGTTCCCGGATTAGCACGTACGCTTCCTACGCTTCCAGTTGCCGATACACCATCTATCTGCGTGGATGTCGATGGACCTTTAGGTATGACTCCGCCAGTTTCAGCCGTAGCGGACACACCAACAAGGCGTTCAGATATGTCGATTTCAAATCCGTTGACAGCTACGGTTTGAACTTGGCCTGTGCCCTCGACTCCGCCGACTACTTGCGAAGGCGACGTGATACCGTAAGATGCAGCACCGTATTGTCCGGTGCCATATAGGGCATCTGCAGTATCAAACGTAGCCATGTTTAGGCTATCCGAATAACAGCGTTACTTGCGTCGGCTGCAGGGAATTCAATAGTCAAGTCACCTGCTGAAGCACTAACTGTGCCGCCAAAGTCGATTACAGCAATTGCTGCGTTACTTGCGGCAGTGTTGTAGATGATACAGCCATCAGCAGACAAGGTTACGTTGCTGAATACTTCGTCTGTAAAGTCAACGATTGCAGTAGTACCATCTGTTGAGATGGTTGCACCGTCAAGAACTTGACCACCAGCAGTGTATCCAGTCCCCGTTGCTTCGTCAGAGTTGCCTGTTACATCTGAATAGTTGGTTGTTGCTGCACCGTAAGTTCCGGTAGGGGAAGCTTTGATCAGTGCAAGTTTAAGAGAGTCTGTGTCGAGGTCGTGCGTACCGCCCAAAAGTTCAGACTTGAACGACGTGCACATCGCGGTTGTGATTGCCATTGGGTTACTCCTTTAGGGCAGTTTAGAGAGAAGTCTCAAAGAACTCCTCAAGAGATATTGAAATATTTACAGAACTATTTGCGCTTGCAAGTCCGCGCAGTTTGTCGCCGCCAATCAAATACAGAGGATAGTCGGTTATTTGCAATAGAGAGTTTGCTGGAAGTTCGACAGTTTCAGCAAGGGTGTAATAGGTTGTGCTTGCTGCGTCGTACCAGTCGAGACTGAATGTAACCGACGAACTAGAGGCATTGTTGATATAGATGCTGTTTACGTCAGTTGTAAAGCGTGTCGGTACGGTATAGATATCTTGATTGCTTGTGGTAAGTTCTAAAGCAAGGGTGCGTTTTTTACGTTCTGCCATCCCTACACTCCGTTGGTCAAATCATAAAAAATAAGGGAGCCGATAGCTGAACCTGCAGGTGTACCTGTTACGGCAGTACGAATACCAACCGTCATAATATCGCTTGTGCCACCTATTGTTCTACCAAGCTGCAAACTAAACTTGTAACCTGTTGGTGCGTCAACGCCACTACCAGCCTGTACAGTATTCGTAATATAGTCTAGTTGTACAACTTCACCACCTGTCATTGCGGTAGCACTTACATCATAATCCACATTGGTAAATGTGCTGGTATCCCAAGATGGGCTTGTTA